TTCCAACCGCCGGTCATCCAATTCAGGAAGGCAGTGGAGTAGACGCGCGCTTCATCTTGCACGTCTTCGCCTGCGAGGCTGAGAATCTCGCGCGGCTGCGCCGCCGCCGGAAGGCCCTTGATCCATGTCGCGGGCCGGTAGTTGGACTTCCGCTTGTTCATCTGCGCGGACTGCTCGGCAGTCGTCCGCGTCTGCTCTTCGAGCGTCAGCGTCAGCGGGCGCGGAGACTCCGCGTCAAGCGACGTGGTAAGCTTCTTGATCTTTGCGGCAGCCGCGTCTTGCTGGTCTGCCGTACCGATCTGCGCCTCCGCCTCAGCGGAGAGTTTCTCGGCCTCTTCCAGGTTGCCCTCTTCGAGCGCCCCTTGGGCCTTGGCGATGAGACCCTGGGCCTCGTCGCGCATCTGGGTCGTACTCATTCGGAATCCTCTCGATCGTTCTTGTTCGATTCAGACTGCAACAGCCGCAGACGGGCGCGCAGGACAGACGCGGCGGCGCTGGTCGCGGCGGCGTTGTGTTGCGGGTCGGTCGTTGAGTGGCTGCTATCCGCGCTGTAGGTCGAGATGGGCTCGGGCGGCGGCGCTTCCGTGAGCCGCTCATATTCGGCGTGCGAGGAACACGGCATGAAATCCTCGCCCATCTCATGCACGCCCTCACAGCCGAGCTGGTCGGCGCGTGCGCGTGCTTCATCGATCGTGGTGAAGACGTCACCACCAAGGGGCTCTTTTAGCCAGGCGCTTTTTAGTTCCGGTGGCTCGCGATCCGCGTCGCGAATATGATCCGCGAGGTGGCGATAGATACCTGCGCGATCCGCGTCGGGAATATCTGCGCCACCCATACCGCCGTTGAGCACGGCAATGCCTGACGTACAGGCGATCACATTTGCGGCGCCGGTCGTCTCGGCGCGCGCAAACTCGTGGTGGGGGAACTTGTAACTGCTCTTGGTTTCTGCGTCAGCGCCCGCCTCGATAAAAGCGAACATGCGTCGGAAAGCGTCTGGGTCGTCGTCCGGCAACGCCGCCACCGCAGCGTCGCCCTCCCATGGCGTGTCCCATGCGGTCGTCGGCGTATCGTGCGGCGGAATCGCCGTCTTGGTCGTAAGACTCTTGACCGCCACGGTCGCCGTCGCGGGCGATGCGCCGCGCACGACCGCGCTGACCTCAACAAGATCGACGGACGCAATGTTCTGGATCGACTTGCCTTCCTCACGCGAGATCGTGATGGCTGACGGATCGACGTTGAAGCCGACCGACCATTCGGTCAGACTCCCAAAACGAATATCCGAGAACGCTTCCTGTCCGCGCTGCGTGTGGAGGTTGAGCTGCATGGTCGCGAGCAGGCCGGTACTGCCATCGTCGCGCCCGACCTCGATCGCGTCGACCATTTTCCCAATCGTCTGGCTCGGGTCATGCCCCCACAGCACGGTCACCGGATGCTGTGCGAGTTTTTGTGTCGTCTCACGAAACGCTCCCGTAAGGATGCGATCGCCATCGGCGTCGACAAGGCCCATCGTGTTGACAAACGCTTGGACAATTCCCTGATCCTCGTCAAGCAGCTTGAGGCTCGACAATTCGATCGCGTGCGCTTTGTGCAGAATCATCGGGCGTCCTTCGCTTGCAGTGTGATCCGTGCGTCGAGGTCGTGAATCAATGTTTCCCATGCGGCCGCGCGCTCGCGCGTCGGTGGTGCGACGACAGGGACCCAATCGAGCGTCCCATTGGGATGTTCGGTTTCATCCGCGGCTTCGTCTACCGTATAGATCCGCCCGTTTCGATCGCGGCACTTGTCATCCCAGCGGTCGCCGTCGATCGCCTGCACGCGATCCAACCCCGTCTCGGCGTAGTAGCCGAGCGTGCCCAAGTTTGTCGCGCGAGCGATCTCCGTGCGCGCAATCGTCGCCACCCGGTTGCGATCCATATCGCCAAGCACAGCGCGCAACCCGCGGAAGTCTTTGTGACCGTTGACAAGCTGGCTGACGGACTTCCCTTCCTCTAGGCCATGCTGCAACGTGCGCGCGATGCCTTGACGGGTGTAATCGTGAATCTCATCGGCGGCGCGTGCGACGTCATCCAGTCCGCGCTTGACGAGGATATTTTCCTCGCTGAAACTCGCGGTCGGCACGATGCCCGAGTCGGCGAGGTCGTCGAACGTGTTGACGAGTGTGACGCGGACGCTCGATTGCAAGACCGCCGCCAGCTCCTCCTTCAATCCATCAGGCACGAGATCCGTCAGATCGAACGGGTACTCCTTGGTGCTCTCAGCCGATCGTGCGAGATAGCGCCCAACCACGCCATCGATGCGCATCCGCAACGGCTTGAAATACTTCGCGCGCAGGCGTTTGGCTAATTCGTCGATCGCTTCTTGCTCGCGGCGGCGTGTCGCACGGATGAGCTCCGCTGCACGCGGGATCGGGATTTCATCGCCTTCGGCGATCAGCGCGCCCGGTGGCGATTGCTCCACCGGCACTTTCTGAATGACGCGCGCCGCTTCGAGCGCCCGCGTCGGCGCTTCGACTTCGACCTCTAAGGCATTTCCGGGCGTGAGGCGGACCTGTCCACCCGCGACCGAGTCTAGGTTCAAAATATCCCGCGCTTCGTTCAAGCTGATCACGCCACTCGTCCAGAGCATCTGCGCGCGCTCTGCGCGGACGGTTTGATCTTCTTGCCATGAGGACGCATTCGAGAAGTCCGGGTGGACGCGCACACCGCCGGAAAAGTTCGGCACCGCGACGATGCGGTTCAAAAACTCCGAGAACCGATCGGCGAGCGGCGAAACCGTCTCCGTGTGATACGCACGAACCGCCTGGCTGTAGTTGCTGTAGGTGCTGCGCTTCAACCCCAAATTGGCGCCCACGACGATCGGCGGCACGCCGAAGACAGCGCAGATGCGCGCGACGACCTCATCGCGGGTCGCCTCCATCGCGATCTCTTTGGGGAGGGCTTGCAACGGCTGGTACTCGGCGTCGTCATCTAAGACCGCGACGTTCCAGATTCCATCGCGACCGGAGAATGACGAGCGCCAGCGGCTGCGCACTTGCTCGGCATCTTCGGGCGACGACAAGCGCTTGCGCAACTTCAACAAGCCCGACGGGATGCTTCCGCGCTTCAAGAAGGAGAGCGACATATCCGAGAGCAGCGAGTCAAGCTGTACGTCATTGCGCAGAATCTCGCACGGCGAGATCCCGTACAGCTCGCTTACCTTCGCACCACTCGTGGAGTTCGACGTTTTGAGGTGCCCGACGTTCTGCGGTGCAAGCAGAACCGGGTCTTCCGTTTCGGAAAGCTGATACTGGTAGCCCGCAATGCCCGCGACGGCATCGGGCCCACTGCCTGCTAGTACGGACATGCGATCGGCACGCAGCCACCACATCGAACCGACGCGCGCATTCGCGCCGCCACTTCCGACGCGTTCGAGGAACAGATACGCATTACCAGTGGTAAGCAAACTCACCACGCCCGTCTCGATAAAGTCCCCAAAGGTCTGGTGTTGATTCGGCGACGTCAGCAGCGCGGCGAGCGGACCATCACTGTCTTCGAGGTCCCCGTTTGGCTGCGGGACCACTGCGCGCCAGCGCGGCTCTGCCAGCGACGTCGCAAGCTCGCGGACACACGAATACACGATGGGATTTTGGGAGACGACATCCATAAGGTAGGTGAGTGGCGGCGCCTGATCGTCGAAGGTCTCCGGCTTGATCGGCGGCAGACCGAGCGCAGCGGTGAGCGCAATATCCTCCCAGGCAGTCTTTTCCTGGCGGGACCACGGCCAGCTTGGCATTACCAGACCCCTAATCCTGGCGCGTTCGCAACGGCATCGACTGCAAGTGCCAGCGCGATCACGCAGTCTTGTCGGAGGTTTTTATCGGACCATTCGTAGACGCGCAATTCGGTAACGAGCGGTTCGACCTCATCGATCGGCAGATGCAGCGTGCCTTGTTCGAGGAGAAGCTGGACGCTTTGCAACGCTTGCGTCTTGCTGTGCTGCGTCGTGACGAATGACTCCACGGGGATCGAGAGAAACTCGATCAACGGATCGCCGATGCCGTTTGACTCAACGCGCACCTCCGCCTGCGGGTAGCGCTTCGCGAACGTCGCAATCCGTGCGGCAATTTCCGGGAACGGCACGCGCACAAAGCGATCGAAGTCGATTACGTGCCAGTGCTCTTGATCATCACTCGCGAGCGCGACGCCGACGGAATGATCGGAACGTCGTCCGATGTCCCATGCGATCTGCACAGGAATCGTTCGGTCCTCTTCGGCGCGTGCGCGCAGCGTCGCGTCGTGCGTCTCGCCCGCGCGGGTGATGTCACCGTCGGAGAAGACCGACTCGCCACTCGCTACAAAGTCGCAGCCGAACTCTTGCGCCCATTGCGTGCGCGTCAACAGCTTCTGTTTTTCGAGTGCCCACGTATCAGTAAAGTCGGGGTTGGCGCTCCAGTGAATGAAGTGGCGCGACCAGTCGCCGCCGCTATGCCAGAGGTCGTGAAAGAGATTGTGGCGTCCGTTCGGCGTGCTCGCCACGGTCAAGCGCGCTTGAATGCCGAGCAGCGCTTCCCAGATGGCGCGCGCATCGGTCGCGAAGCCTGCCTCGTCGAAGACGATCGCAATCGGGCTAAACGAGCGGGCGGCATCGGGGTGTCCTGCGATCGATTGAATCTCGCTGCCGTTCGTCAATTCAAGCGCGGTCTTCGATGCGTGGCGCGTCAACGGTTCGCCGAGCAGGTTGCCGACAATCTGATGGCAGTAGCGGATCACGCTCTTCGCCGCTTCGAGGTTGCGCGAGACAAGCAAGATCTGGACGTCGCGTTGAAAGATCGCGGTATGCACCGCTTCGATCGCGAGCGTGCTACTGACGCCTACCTGGCGAGGCTTGAGCACGATCCGTAATGCGCTGTCGTCGTTGAGGAGATCGCGCTGGTACGCCCGTGCGACGAACGCGGTGCTTTTGCCTTTGTGGATCAGGCGGACTTGTTCTTCCGCCCAGCGCAACGGGTCGAGCGCGTAGCGCACGTCGTTTGCCGCGAACACGGCAGCGGGCGCAGGCGCACGCGCGACGAGTCCGAGCTCCGCTGCGATATCAATCGTATCGATCGCGCTGCGGCTCATGCGTTGTCGTCTATCACGAGCGCGCTATCAATGACGCGCTGCGCCGCATCAGCGAACGACGCGAGCCGTTCACGCGGTTCGTCGAGCGCATTGGCTTCGACAAAGACCGTGAGGAGCGCACTCACGACGGGACGCAAGACCGTCTGTACGACCTCTGCGCGTGAAGTCGTCTCACCGAGGGCGAGCCGCTCAATGCGCGTGCCGACTTCAGCGAGCCGCGCACTTTCAAGCGGCGAGGGCGTTACATTGTTGTGCAGCGCGCGCTCGACTCCAGACGACGCGAGCGCGCCCAACGTGCGACCAAGCTGCGCTTGTCGCGCTTGCATCGCCGCATGCGCGAGGAGCTCATCCGCCGCGACGTGCTCGTACGCTTCACCGATCAGACGCGCGTCCCACGTTTTGACCTTCTGCTGCCAGCCGAAGTCGGACGACCACTTCGCCAGCGTCGATCGATGCGTCTTGTCACCGTACGCCGTCAACAGCTCCGCGCAACGCTCAAAGCTGCGCTGCCCCTGCGGCAACATCATGTACGCCAGCTCCGCACGCTGTGCGCGGGCACTTGCGGTCTTCTCTGACGTCATCTGCGAGAGCTTCTCAGCACTGCATGCGCTTCTGGAGTGGTGATCGCCAGCAGCGCTGAAAGCGCACGATGATCTGCGCTACGCGCAGCTCCTATGAGCGCGTTAGCGCTCAGCAGCGCGCTAGCGCTCAGAGGGGCTCGGGCGGCTGGAGGGGGCGGGGATCGGCGGGGCTGACAGCGCGAGAGCGCTGGTCTGGGAGCTGCTGCGTCAGCAGCTCCCTCTAGAGCTGCTGCGAGAGCAGCAGCGAGAGCGCGCGGGGCGCGACTCGGCGGGGATGGCGCGCTTGCGCGCTCAGAGGGCATCGACACCTCTCTCACCTCTGCGCAGTCGTCTTGCAGACGTACGCAGCATGTATACAGACTGCCACGGCTGCTGTCGAACACACGGCGCGTCGTCAGAGGTACGGACCGTCCTCGACTAGTCACAAGCGCTGAGCGGATCGCGAGTCTCTGCTGCGCGTTTCTCCGCGCGTTTGTCGTACGTCAGCAGTGCAGGAGATTCTCTGCGTACTTGTCGCATGCGGCAGCGTGCGGCACGTACTGTCTCGACACAGTGCGACGCCTCGCACGTCGTTGTACCGGCGCCTCGGCACGCGGCAGCGTCGCGCTGCGTACATCGTACGTACACTCTTGCACGCACTGTACGCCTGTACGCTCGGGCGTACACTTGGCGTACATCTGGCGTACGCACCCTGCAAAACCTCAATAGGCTCAAGGCGTACATCGTACGCTGCTTAAGAACATACCGAGCCACCTGTCGCAGCGCTTGAACGCGCGCTCGCAGGCAGGAGCGCAGTACGTACGTACGTACGCTGAGACGTAGAAAGACTCCCGTGAGGGAGCCTTCCACAGCAGGGCGACGCGGGGAGCGGCGCTAGTCGAGCGCGTCCACGGTGAAGCCGTGCACCTCGTGCTCTACGGTGGACTCCTCATGACCGAGCCACAGCGCTGCCGCGTGCTCTGTGAAACCCCTCGTCTTTCCTGTCTCAAGGTTCTCGGCCAGGACCTTGTACTTCGTCTTGGCTGCGTTGTGGCCGGTGATCCGGTAGCGCTGGGCGGGGTAGTAGCGCGACGCCGGAACCTCAAACTCCGCTTCCCAGTCGTCGTTCTTCAGCAGTCGGCACTGGCCGATATGTCGCAGGTCGCCTGCGTAGCATTCCGTGGGGAATGCCTCGTGTCCCATGAAGCGCCGCTCCCACTGCACCTGCCCGTTGGACTTGCCGTTGTCAATCCGCACCTCGACCTTGAACCGAAGGAGGCCGCCCTGTTCCATCGTGTAGGTCGTGCGCCCTGGAATGTGCAGGGCGTAGCCATTCTCAGCAGCCCACACCCCGAGGGACTCGCGGACCTCGCTGTCCGCTACCTTTGCCGCGAGCTTCTCGAATCTTGTCATTGCCACTGTCTCTTCCTTCCTTTTCAACGCGTCATTTTCGGCGCTGAGACGAACGCCCGAAGGCGCTCCTCTCAGAGTCGGAGAGCTACGCGTCGCTGCACGTCATCATTGCGTGGGTAGCTCCGCAGACCTCGCAAGGCGGCGCGTTCCGAACGCGCTCGGTCCAGTCGGAAGGAAGCCCTTCGCACACTGCGCGCTGGTGCTCGATCATCTTGCGTTCGAGTCGCAACGTCTCCTGCTCCATGTTGATGGTCGCGGCGGCCATCGTGCCCTGGGCCATGACGTCGCAGCGGTACTCAAGCGCGCGGACCAGCGCTTCGCGTGCTGCGTTCATGCCTGCGTACGCGTCCATGAACTGGACGTACTGCGGCTCCGTGCTGGGGTCGGTCGTGTCGGTCATGTCGTTCCTTCTTTCTTGCGTGCGTCTTCAGCACTCAGACAGAGGGCCGAAGCCCCCCGTCTGAAGGTTGAAGAGTTAGCCGATCGGGTGTGTGCTCTTCTCGGCGTCGCGCTTGGCGATCGTCGCCTCTAGCTCCTTGATCGTCTTGTTGCGCTTGGCGATTGCCTCCTTCGTGCGCTTGGTTTCGCGCTGAATCTGCCTGTCGGCAATCTCAAGCTGCTTTTCGAGCCGCTGGATGTACTTATCGGCCGAGTCCAAAAGCTGAGCATCATCGTCGTGGTCGGCTCGTAGCTTGGCGATCGTCTTCTGGTGCTCGTCCAGCCGGTCACAGAGAAACAGCTCGAACTTGTTGCGGCCTCCCATCAGCTCTGCGATTGTCGCGCGGTCGGTGGTCGTCGTGTCGGTCATGGTGCTTCCTTCTTTCTTTCTTCTACGTGGATCTTAGCGTCGCTAGCTGCTGACGTCAACAGGAACTAACGACAAACGCGCATCCCTTCAGAGGCAAGCGCTGCGTCTCATTCACCGATAGAAAGTCCCATTCTCAACGTACCGATGATGAACTGTAGCTGCTCCGAACTGATGCCTGGGTGCTCCGCGCCGAGTTCGTTCCCGCGTGCGTCAACACGGCGCTGGAGGATTTCCAGCTCATCGATCGCGTAATCCATGTAACCCCGCAGGGTGGCGATCCTTCTCCCGTCTTCGATCTTGTCGGTCGTGTTGGCCATTGTGCTCCTTCTTTCTTGCGTGCGTCTTCAGCACTGAGGCGGAGGCCCGAAGGCCCCCGGCTCAGGGTTGAAGAGCTAGGCGATCTTCGCCTCTAGCTCCTTGATCGTGTCCTCGCTTGCGACGAGTTCTTTGAGCATGACTCGATCGTGGTCGACGAAGAAGGCGATCTGCGCTTCGCGTCTGCGGATCGTGTCGGCGTGTCGTTTCGCCTCTTCCGCCCGCGTGACTTCGCGAGCGGCGGTCTGGCGGTGGGCTGCGCTTTCTTCGCCCAGCGCCCATTCGAGGTCGCCAACTTTATCTTCGAGCTGATCGACGGTCGCCTCGCGCTCCTTGATCGTCGCGTGGCACT